TATAGCAAATAAACAAAAAGATAAACCTTTTTGCGTTTTACCATGGATACATTTAGCTACTCATCCTATTGGTACAGTAACTCCATGTTGTATAACCGACATGAAAGATGGAGTCTCAACTGCAGCTCATGAAGATGATGATAGATCTCATTTATTTTTATCTAAAGATAGTTTAGACTCTATAGCCAATTCTAAAAAATTTAAAGAAGTACGAAGACAAATGATGAATGGAGAATATCCAGCAGTTTGTCAAAAATGTTATAAGTATGAGGCAGGTGGAGTAGAATCTAAAAGAATTGAATCCAATAATGTATTTGAAAAATATATAGAAGAATGTTTTCCTAATACCAACCCTGATGGTAGTCTAAAAGAAGTTAAATATAACTATGTTGAATTAAGGTTAGGTACAGTCTGTAACTTAAAATGTACCACTTGTAATCCATTTTCGTCAAATAGGTGGCATCAAGATTTACATGGGCTTAAAGGAACTGAATTTGAAAAAGATTATTTCAAACTAGATATCAGAACTGAATGGTATAGAGATTATAATTTTTATGATGAGTTATACTCTAAATGCAACGATTTACAAGAGATATGGATTAACGGTGGTGAACCTACCTTGATAAAAGAACATGGGTATTTTTTAGAAAAATTTATTAACGATGGTAGCAGTAAAGATATAGATTTACATTATAGCTTAAACTGTACTCAATTTCCAGATAAGTTTATAGAAATATGGAAAAATTTTAGAAATATAAGAATACATTTATCAATAGATGATTTAAAAGAAAGAAATTATTACGTTAGATTTCCTTCTGATTGGAATCAAATTATGAAATCATTTGATAAAATTTTAAAGTATAGAGATAGGTTTAATTTAGAAGTTTGTCAAACGGTGAGTGCTTTAAATGTATTTAATATTGATAAATTTAAAAAGTTTACTCTAGATAATGATTTAATTATAGCTCACAACTACGTTCATTACCCGAATCACATGATGGTAAATCTTATACCAGAAGAAATGAAATATAAAATTTTAAATAATATTCAATTCATGAGAGAAGATGAAGTAGATAGATTGAAAATTGAACTATTTAAACCTTTTACTGAAAAAGAATTAAGTAGATTTTATAGCTTTATCAATATTATGGATAAAACTAGAAAAGTAAACATAGGTGATTACTTACCTGAGTGGAAACCTTATTTTAATAAAGCTATATGAGTTACCTATGTCCACTTCCTTGGATGGGGTTTTCAAACGACCCTAACGGCACTGTAAGACCATGTTGTATATCTAAAGAACATGTAATTAAAGAAGATAAATCCCCGTTTTATGTCCAAACTGATTCGGTAAAAGATATTTTTCATAGTAACCATATGAAAAGTTTAAGAAGACAGTTTTTAAATGGTGAAAAACCTAAAGGTTGTATTACTTGTTGGATGGACGAGGAAAATGGTTACGAAAGTAAACGTCAAAACTACTTAAAAATTTCTAAAGACTATGAACTTTTAGGAAACGATTTCGATTATAATAAAACTCCAGAGTATCCAATTGATTATCAAATCATATTATCTAATTCTTGTAATTTAAAATGTAGAAGCTGTGATCCTACACATAGTACTTTATGGACTAAAGAGCTTTTAAATTTACCTGATGATGTAAAACAAGTAATTGATAGATGGCCGTACGAACTACCTCACGGACAATCAGGAGACAGAAAAGGTAAGTTTTTTAAAGAAATGAATGAATGGATACCAAGTGTAAAGAGAGTCGAAATTGTTGGTGGAGAACCTTTTTATTCAAAAGTATGGGAAAATGTATGGGATTCTATGATAGAAAATAACCACAGTAAAGATATAGTATTAAATATGTCTACCAACGGTACTATCTACAATGAAGAATTACTTATTAAACTGCTTGAAAACTTTAAAACAGTAGCAATAGCATTGAGTATAGATGGATTAGGTAATACTTATGAATATTTGCGTAAAGGGGGTGTGTGGTCTGAAGTTGAAGATAATTTACAAAAATTTTATAATTTAAAAATTAAATACCCTTCAAAAATAAATTTTACTTATAGCCATACAACATCATGGGTTAATGCATTTAATCTTCCAGAATTTTTTGACTACACAAACAAACATACACCACTTTTTAATAAGTGGATAAATATAGTTCATTTTCCATATTATATGACAATGTACATGTTACCTAGGAAAGCAAAAGATATATTAGCTGAAAAATGGTCTAAATATAACTTTAAAGAATATCAAAAAAATACTGATGCATTAATAAAATTTATGTACAGTAAACAACCATCTGACGAACAAATAAGAGATAACTATAAAAGATTTACTATACTAGATAAGTATAGAGAAGAAAGCACTGTAGATCTAATGGATGAAATATGCCCAGAGTTAAAAGAATATTTTTATGATTAAAATAGAGAAAGATTCTAAAACTTTTTGTATAGCCCCTTGGGTTTCTATACATACATGGCCTGATGGTAAAACTTACCCATGTTGTTTATGGAACTCTAGAGACCCTGTTGGTAATGTAAATAATGAATCTTTGGAGGAAATCTGGAATAATAAAAGAATGAAAGAAACCAGAAAAGCATTCTTAAAAGGTGAAAAGTTAAAATCATGTGATAGGTGTTTTCACCTAGAAGAAACTTCTGATGGGTCCTATAGACAAAGAATTAATAAAGAACATTGGGATAAAATTCATTACGTAAATGAAACACAAGAAGATGGTACGTTAAATATTATGAATTTACACCTATGGGATTTACGTATATCAAATTTTTGTAATTTCAGATGTAGAAGTTGCGGTTTAGGGTTGAGTTCTTCATGGTATGCAGATTCTAAAGCATTAGGTGAAAAAGTAAATAAAGCATTGATAAACATTAATGATAAAGCATCATTTATGGATATGCTTGAACCTCATTATAAGTGTGTAGATGAAATTTACTTTGCTGGAGGAGAACCTTTAGTTATGCCTGAACATTATCAAATATTAGATAAATTATTAGAGTTAGGCAGAACTGACGTTAATATAAGATACTCTACTAATTTTTCTAAACTTACCTTTAAAGGTAAACATATTTTTGACTATTGGAAACATTTTCCTAATTTAGAACTTTACATCAGTATTGATGGAGTAGGTAAGATTGGTGAATATGTAAGAAAAGGTTTTGATGATACTTTATTTTATAACAATATTATGTCCTATAAAAACTCAGGATTAAAAGCTAAAGATTACGGTTATGCAGTTACTTATGGAGCTTTAAATTATTTACATCTTTTTGATATGGTGTTAGATTTCGTAGAAAGAGATTTTGTAGACACTACTATGTTTAAAGGAAGTAGAACTTTATTTTTTAGCCCTATCGATTACCCTACACATTACGATTCAGTATTTTTACCGGATAAGTATAAAGTACTATTTAGACAAAGATTAGAGGGCTTTCAAGCCGAATTATTGAAAAAAGGTGTTAGTAAACTTTTTGCTAAAGATATTATGTATAAACTTGATTTGGTTTACAAAAGAAGTTTAACTAAAAATTTTGATTACGAGCAAATGGCTAAATGTAAATCAATAACTGAACAATTAGATGTAATAAGAAAAGAAAAATTTAATGAAACATTTGGTTATTTTAAAAATACTAACGATCTTATTACTAATATTCAGACTGTTATATAATGAAAACTATAGAGGAAGCGGAATATAAAAGTAAAAATTTTATACTAAATAATAATAAGTTTATAGAAACTGGAGATAGTTTTAAAAAATATACTATAGCATTTGAAGGTCTTAACACTTTTGGTATACCTAATGCATCTGTAAATATTAGAAAAGAAAAAACTCCCGATTCTTTGATGAAACCTAGTTCATTGGTTTTTGAAGCTAAATATACTTTCGATAACCAAGGTAGAAGAAATACCAGTTTAGTAAAAGGTAAAAAAGATAAAGTTGCATTATTTTTTGGTGATGCACACTGTTTTGGTGAAGGTTTAAATGATAATGAAACTTTACCGTATTATTTTAGTTTATCTAATAACAAATACAATTGCACTAACTATGGTTTCTTAGGTCATGGACCAAACCATATGTTATACAGAGTACAACTACCAGAATTTCAAAAACAATATAATAACAAAGAAGGAAAAATATTTTTTATTTATAGAGACGATGCTGTAAAGATAAGTGTAGGTAAAGTACCATGGAGTAAAGGTCATCCAAAATATAATAATGAAATAAATTACGAAGGACCATTTACATCAACAGGAGAAGAGATGTACTTACCTTCCAGTTTTACAGATGAGGATTATAATTTTACTTTAAAATTATTTTTAGAAATAAATAAAACTGTAAAAAGCATATCTAAAAAATTAGATTTTTATATAGTAATAATACCTTTAAGTTTTTCTAATTACTATATAGAACCTTTATTAGAAAAAAATAATTTGAACGTTATAAATTTATATACTGTAGATTTAGAAAAAATAACAAAAGGTAAAGCTAGATTTTTAGATGGAGTACACACTAAATATTCAAATGAAATAATTTGCTCTTATATTAATCAGTTTCTATCAGGTAAAAAAATGGTAAAAAGTTTACAACATACTGAATATAAAAACTTAAAAGATATTAAAGACAGGTTAACGATAGAAGCAAATTACATGCCGAGTATGACAGATTTTCCATATGATGATGCAGGAGTTATAATTTCTAACGTTTTGAAAAACTACACAGGCAATGAAAATTTTGATTATCAATTATTGCTAGATTACCTAAAAGAAAAATTTTATGAGCAAACAAATTAAACTAGAAAAAAACGAAATAAATCTTTTAAATAAAATAAAAAATTCTAGAGAAATGTTACTGAAGGAATTTGGTAAGATATCTATTATAGAAATACAAACTCAAAATCGTAAAAATATTGCAAAAAAAGAGTTTGAAAAATTAGAGGAAACTCAAACATCTTTTGCTAAGCAATTGGAGGATAAATACGGAAAAGGTACGATAGATATAGAAAGTGGAATATTTATACCACTGAAATAGTTTACGGTAACTTTAGTCTATTTATATATGTAGCACACTACCACTGTTGTTGGTAGTTTTAGAAAGCTTAACGATATTTATAAGAGTACTCAATAATTTAACTTATATAACATGGCAGAAACATTAATCTCCCCAGGTGTATTAGCAAGAGAGAATGATATATCCTTTATCGCTCCACCAGCATTAGAAGCAGGAGCAGCTATTATAGGGCCAACAGTAAAAGGACCTGTTGAAGAACCTACTATAGTAACATCTTATGGAGAGTATCAAACGATCTTCGGAACTACTTTCACGTCTGGGTCTACAAAACAAGAATATTTAACTTCCTTAGCAGTAAAATCTTACTTCGGACAAGGAGGTAACTCGGTATTAGTAACTAGAGTTGTTACAGGCTCATTTACAGTTGGATCATCTTCAACAATTGCAGCACAGACAGGTAGTATTACAGATCCATTTACATTAGAAACTTTAGGTAAAGGAACAGTCTTTAATAATATGACAGCATCAGGAACTTATGCAGGTACTGCAGAAGAAAATAGTGATGGTTCATTAAAGTCAGGATCAGCTGATAATTTAAGATGGGAAATTACAAATGTAAATACTAATAAAGGTACATTTACACTTCTAGTAAGAAGAGGTGATGATGCATCTAAAAACAAAATTATACTAGAGACATTTAATGATTTATCATTAGATCCTAACTCTAGCAATTATATTGAAGCAGCAATTGGTAACCAAACTAAGTCTATAGGTACTGATGGTTCACAAAAATACGTTTCTGTATCTGGTGAGTACGTAAATAAATCCAAATACATAAGAGTTTCTGCAGTGAACAAACAGACTTTAGATTATTTAAGCACAGATGGTATTACAGTTAATGTTGGATCAGATCTTCAATCATTTTCTGGTTCATTACCAACTAACCAATCAGGTTCATTCCACAGTGCTACAGGAAACCTATTAGGTTCAACAACTGGAGATACTTACTTTAGTAATATCGGTGCTACATCTCAAGGTATTAATCAAGATGAATATGCAGATGCTATTAATATTTTAGGTAATAAAGATGAGTATGTATTTAACATCATTTCTGCACCAGGTTTGATTTACCAACATCACTCAACTCAATTAGATTCTATTATATCTTTAGCTGAGGATAGAGGAGATTGTATTGCAGTAGTTGATTTAAGAACATATGGTTCTACAGTTGCACAAGTATCAAGTGGAGCTAATAGCTTAAATACATCATATGGAGCAGCTTACTGGCCTTGGTTACAAACACAGGCAAGCACAGGTAAGAATGAATTCGTACCAGCATCAGTAGTTATACCTGGAGTATATGCATTTACAGATGGAGCAGCAGCACCATGGTTTGCACCAGCAGGTTTAACTAGAGGTGGTATACCAACAGTAATTCAAGCAGAAAGAAAATTAACAAGATCTCAAAGAGATACATTGTATAATGCTAATGTAAACCCAATAGCTACATTCCCAGGAAGTGGAATATCAGTATTTGGTCAAAAGACATTACAAAAGAAATCTTCAGCTCTTGATAGAGTAAATGTAAGAAGATTATTAATCGCTTTAAAGAAATTTATAGGCGATGTTTCAAGAGAATTAGTATTCGAACAAAACACTAACGTAACTAGAAATAGATTCCTAGCTCAAGTTAATCCATATTTAACTTCAGTTGTAGAGCAGCAAGGATTGTTTGCTTTCAGAGTCGTAATGGACGATACTAACAACACATCAGATGTTATCGATCGTAACCAATTAATAGGTCAGATATTTATACAACCTGCAAGAACAGTAGAATTTGTAGTATTAGACTTTACAATTGAGCCTACAGGAGCAACATTTGGAGCATAATTTAATTTTTAGATATTTATAATAAAGAATAAAAAATGGCAGTAGTAGATCCTAACGAAATAATGTTCAGAGCCTTTGAACCAAAGGTGCAAAATAGATTCTTAATGTTTATAGACGGTATACCATCGTTTATGATTAAGACAGCAGCTGGTCCAAATTTTACTGACAACGCAATAAAATTAGATCACCTTAATACCTATAGAAAAATTAGAGGTAAAAGAGAATGGGGTGATATCGATATGACTTTATATGACCCAATTACACCATCTGGTGCACAAGCAGTAATGGATTGGGCAAGATTATCATATGAGTCTGTAACTGGTAGAGCTGGATATTCAGATTTCTATAAGAAAGACCTTACACTACAGATATTAGGTCCTGTAGGAGATATAGTAAGTGAGTGGGTGATTAAAGGAGCATTTATAACTAATA